ACGGATCATTAGCAGTATAACCTTTACATCTGTTAATATTTATTCTTCTAGGTGGATTATAGTTATCGGTCCAAAATAAATAATTATTTCCGTCTTGACCTTCTATATAGTTTATTCCAGTAACTATATAATTTTTACTAAAGTTTAATGGACTACCAGGATTTGGTTTTGAACACTGAAGAACTCTTGTAGTTTGTCCAGACTGAATATTATACTCAATAACTGCATCAAATTCATTTGCAGTTACTAACCAATAAATAAGTCTTTTTGGTTCATATGCTACAGCCCCTATTACTGTTGCATCGGTTATTGTTGCAGTATTTATTACTTGAGATATATCTGCTTTTAGTGAATTTCCATAAGCATTCTGAACAGCTCCTATATTACCAGCGGCATAACTTTCTACAGTTATATTGGTAGCACTTCTATAGATACCATCAGGCAAGATCCTTTCATCAAGGTCTTGATTCATTACACCCTTAATAAATGTTCTAGTAACCTCAGCCATATTTATTTAATCCATTTATCACGACCCCTAAGACTCATCAATAGTCTAGATGGGTGAATATTACTCAATCTTATTTTTGCATTTCTTAGATTGGCAGATTTCTCTTCTCTAGCTCTTCTTACTACATATTCAGTTATCCCTGTCTTATTATTTAATACAGCCCATTTCAAGTATGAATATATATATTCTTCTGCTAGTTTATTTATACTTATTAAAGAGTCATCACCATTTTCCATTCCGTCTGATATATATTCCAAAACAATTTTAGAATTTTCTACGCCAGTACTAAAGTCTATAACTCCTGCTGCTTTGTTGATTGTGAAACGAGGATTACGGTTTGCGTCATCAGTATTTAAACCAAAACGACCACCAATATTGTATCCAAAATACCAGTCACCCTCATAAGACCATCCATAGTAACCATTATATGGTCCAGCACCAGTATAAAGCTGTTTGTCTTGTCTTAATATATCTAGTTTTGATGTGCCTGTAACAACCTCACCATTTGAATCAAAAACAATATCTAAATTATTATCTTGTAAGTATGCCGTTGCTGTTATAGCTGTTCTGCTTTCTACCAATGGTATTAATACGTTCCCCTTCAACATTGATATACGAACATAATTTATATAATCTGGAGGTAAAATCATTTTTAGTTCTTCACCAAGTTCTAACTCCATTACTTTAATGTTTCTTAGAGCATCATAATTTATCTCTTGAATTGCTCTTTTAGCATGAAATCTAACGTTGTATATGTCAACGTTATTGACCAATTTGTCATTGCCAACATACATCAACATGAAGTTATTTATTATATCTTTTAATGTAACATACTGATAACTACCCCAATTAGCATCTTGTGGAGCTGTACCGTTATTAGTATAATACTGATAGTTAGTTATATATGGCATTTGTTATTGTGTTTGTTGTGCTGTTTGTAACTCTTCTGCTTTTGCATCTTGAACCACTTCTGATTCTCTAATAGAAAGCCCAGCGTATTGTAATATTTTAACAACTAAATTAGCAAATTCCTCATAGGGAACTTCAAAATCTTGATAGCTTAAATTTGAAGGGTCAAATATTGGTTCACCTCCAGATATTGTATTGTAAGTCCAAACTGGATCTTTTGGGTATCTTACGTATCTGATTTGTATATTAGTCGCTGTACTAGATGGCGATAAAGGAGTCATAAGTGAGTTTGGATATACAGTCAATGACCCTGGTTCAGCCGTAACTATATAAGACGGATAACTTGCTGTTGGAGCAGTTAGATTGGAATTTAAAAGATTTAATATTTTAGAATGTTCAACCTTATCTACTTCAACTGAATTATTATATATTATTTTCTCTATATAATAATAATCTAAAGGTAAATCAAGAGTTCCAGTTATTATATTATAGTTCATTGTTTTGTATTCAGAAAATCTATCCAATATTTCAGATACTCTTTTAACTATATTAGAATGACCTTCACCATGATAACGAGCATTTTGTTTGACCATAGCATTGCTATACTCGTACATGTATTTTTGAAATATATCTAACTGTGCTTGTCTAGCGTATGAGTTAAATTCAGCAGGAGTTATATAACCTCTGTTGTCTTTATTTAGCAAAGACATAACACTATCACGAACATCGTTTATCATGGAAATGCTTTTTACAAAGATAAATAAAAAAAGGCACTTTGTGAGAGTGCCTTTTAGATAGATATATTTATATTAGTTCTCTGAGAATTTATTTTCTAAAAACTTGTATAAGTCAACACCTTCATCTGATTGCAAATAAGAAGACAATAAATAAATAGGATCTTCACCAAATGGTACAGTAAGAAGTTTCTTTTTGTTGTCTTTAAGATTAAAATAAATCTCTTTTTTATTGTTTCTAAATGCTAAGTATCCATCAGATAATGCTCTAGCAGCATAACTAGTAACTTTAATACTAGGGTCATTTACTGCCTCCATAAAGTCCTGTGGATATCTTTTGGCATAAATCATAATATCCCTTCTTATTTCAGAAACTTTCATTGTATCAACAGATACACCAAGAAGCAATCTAGCGATTGGCTCTAACTCATCAAATGGCATCTCTCTTGCAATTAACTGAGCATCAAGTTCATCATACATATGTTTTATCTCTTGTTGAGCATCTTTTTCTTGATCAAACTCATAGAATTCACTTCCATTCCCAGGATGATAATGCAAGAACTCTTGTAAAACTGGATTATTTTTTGGAACCATTAATACTCCATCCTCAAAAATAATTGGCTCGATTATTACATTTTCACCTTGCTCATCTTGAAATGGAGAGTTAGCATTTCTAGCATAACGAAGAGGCCTGTTTGTATTTGTATCTTCATCATAATAAAGCAAACGTTTTCTTGGAGTATCCTTAGAAGCAAGGAAGTATGTTAATGGATTCATTCCATTCTTCAAAAGATAAGTCCTATCTTTTGGTTCTAGCACAGATTTTCTTGTTGTTTTCATTTGATATAATTTAATTTATTAATAATAAAAAGGGAGAGGAACTAGTCCCCTCCCTTAGTTTTTCAATTATCCCTTGAAGATAACAAAGTTGTTAGCACCAAGTGTACAAAGCGCTCTCTCAGACAAGAAGTTTACTTGCATTGCATCAAGATCGCTAGTTGCAGCACCACCAGCTGAACCAGTCATCCAAGTTTTGTATCTACGATCCTCAGCCTCAGAAGCTCGGTAACGAACATGTAAGAATGGTCGTCTAGCGTTTTTACCAAGAACTTGATCGTATACACTCATTGTCCCAGCAGGAACCAATACACCGTTAACTACACCACCAACTAAACCTCCACGAAGAGTTGCATCGTTAAGGTATTTCCAGTCAGTCTTGTAGAACTCGTATCCTCTCTTGAATCCAGAGAAACCTAAGTTCAATGCCATTTCCTCACTGTTATCAAATAAACCGTAAGAAGTACCACCAGCTCCGTAAGAGTTTTGAGCAGCCAACATATCATCAATATCGAAAGAGAACTGACGATTTAAGAATAATACGTTTTCAGCGATAGCACCTTGCTTGTCAAGTCTTTGAATAATAGTATCAAAATCACCTAATGTAGATGGATTACCTCCAGACCAAACATTACCTCTAGTTTCGATAGAATCAAATAAACCTTGAGTACCAGCTGCACCAGTAGTAGCAGGAGAAACAACAGGTTGTGGGATTAATCCATTAGGAGCCCATGTAGCAGCTCCAGAACCAGCCTCAGCTGGAACACCTTCTACCATTGTCATTTCAAGATAGTCCTCAAAACGTAGACGAGTTTCGTGCTCAGACTTCATGTACCAGTAGTACCCAGTAGCTCCATTCTCTGTAGTTATCTCAACCCATCCTACTTGAGCCATATCAGAACCAGATACATTGTAAGTATCTTTAATGATAACTGGCTTAACTTCGTAGAATGTATCTTGAGCCTCTAAAGACCCAACCATTCCGTTAGTTCCTTTAGCAAATTCAGAACCATATACAAATGCAGTAACAGCAGTAGTAGCTCCAGTAAATGGAGAAGTTGCGTTGTAAGCTGAATCGTAGTATGCTACTGTAAATGTATTTGTAGTTACTGCTGTAATAATACCTTTAGCAGACTCAGCAGCAACTTGCTGAGAAGATAAAAATACAGTTTGATTAACTCTAAAGTTACAAGTACCAGAAGCCAATGTAAATACTTGTTGTCCAGAAGCAGGAGTACCAATTGAACCAAAAGTCAATCCAGTGTATTTTGTGTGTAAACGACCTTGCTCTGCCCATTTAATTAAGTCAGAGTTGGAAGGAAGTTCAGCACCAACCATACGCAAGAAAGATGCGATTGATCTGTTTCCGTAACGCTCGAATTCTTGTTCGTAAGTATCTGGTAGATACTGATTCAAGAAGTCAAAGTTTGTAATGTAGTTTGTAGGCAATGTTGCCTTTACAGCACTTGGCGTTAAATTAACACCAGGGCTCGTTAATAATGTACCAGCCATTTTTTAAAAGTTTAAAAGTTTAACGTTTTTTAATTACTAATCTACTTCCTCTGTCTGGATCTATTACTTTAATCTTTACACCTTCTGACGGAGTTACTTGTGGAGCTTGACGAACCATGTCAATATTTTTAGATTCTTTAGCAACACTTCCAACCGCATCTGCAATTCCTTTTTCATAAAAGAACTTGGCAAACTTGTCAGGGTTTCTAGCTATAGCAATAGAACGGTGAAAGGCTTCTGCATCTGCAAGATAACCATTATCATCAAGGAATGATGAAACAAAATTCCTTAAATCATTTTGTTCTTGCAGTAAGTTCTTACTATCTCCTGGCTTATAAACTAACTTCTTATTCTCATCGACATTAAATTTGAAACCTTCAAAATTGTCAGAAAAAAGTTCTTTAGTTTTTTTAGAGAAGAATTCTGATCTTTTAGCATTCTCTTCCTCCATAGACTTGGAAGACTCTTTATATCTCTTGAAAGCATCGTAGTTTTCTTTTTCTTCCTGTGGAACAAATGTTTCCCTTGACTCAAGTGGAACTCTGTATTGTTCTTTAAGGTCGTTAAAGTACTTCTTAGCTTTTGAGAGCTCTTTTTTCTTTGCTAATCGTTTCTTTTTGATTTCTTTTTCATCATCAAAATCTTCATCGTAAGAGAATCTATCAGACACATCAAACTTAATGTCTTCTGGATCTAAATCTGGATTCTGATCACGTTGATACTCGAAGAGCAAAGCATCTTCGTCCATTTCATCATAATTTTTATTCAAACGAATAAAATCATCGATTCCACGTCCTGTTTCTTTTTTATACTTAAGGAATGCAGAAACATCTTCTGGAAGATCATCATTCTGTTGTCTCTGCTCAAATAACTCATCCAAGTTATTTATTTCCTTGTTGTATCTTTTACCAATATATGAAAGAACTTTGTTATCATCAATTTCGTCAACAACTGTTGGCTCATTTGTTTCTGTAACAACCGTCTCTACGGTTTCTGGTGTAGTAACAATTGTTTCTACAGTTTCAGTAGGTTCAGCAGCAATACCAGTTGATTCCTCGTGCTGTTTTAATAACTGCTCTTCTACTTCGGCAACAGACTTTTCTTCAAAGTCTACGGCCCTTACTTTAATTTCTCCTTCCATGTTAATTTAATTTAATTTTTTACAAAGTTAACAAATAATTTTATGTATTATTTTGGGCCAAAAGACTCTAAGTCAAATCCATCTAAAGAATCTTCTGTACTTTCAAAATTAATTGGTGGTAGATTATTCTTCCTTTGATTAATTAGATCAGACTGTCTAGATGCTTGCAGATCAACTCTTTTATCTTTTGCTTTCTCTTTGTCTTCGTCTCTTTTCTTTAATTGTTCTGCTTCAGCACCTTTTAATTGCATGTTGTATTGGAATTCTAGTTCCATTAACTCTCTCTTTAAATCAGCTTCAGCTTTCATTTTCATTATCTCATAGTTTGCCTCTGCCTCTTTAATTTGAATTTTGCTTTGAGATTCCATTTGCAACAACTGAGCTTTAGATTCAGCAGCAGCTTGTTGTGACTGCATATTGGTTTGCATTTGCATTTGATATTCCATCTGCTTGTCTTTCTGCTGTTGTTCCATTCTTCTTTTTCTCTTCATCTTCAACAACTCATTGGCCAACTTGATATTCTTGATATTTCTAATATCAATAGCGTCTTCTAAGTCAATTGTTTGTTGCTGTAAAGCGACTTGAATATTAGCCTCAAGCATTTGTCTTTCCTCTTCGTCTGGAGCAAGATCAATAAAAATTCCAAAATCAAATAAATATAAATCTCTAATTTCATCAAGAATAGATATATTATACTTACCAATCTGCATTGCAAACTCTTCAGCAAAATCAGAATACTCTAATATGTCTGCAATTCTTATTG